GCTCCGTCACGACCTCTACCTGTGTAGAGGTATCTTCTGTTGTACTTTCTGCGACTGCCTCCTCACGAAATTCTGTGTTTTCTGTTTTTTCCGAGGTATTTTTCTGCCCACAGGAAGTAAACAGCATGGTACTAAAAAGCAGTAGCGCAATTAATTTTTTTTTCATAGTTTCCCCCGTCTACATTATGTGTTAAGTTCATGAATTCATGATTCAATTCGCCGTTCGCCAATCACGCAAGCGTGTTGACTCTCTTGCGCTCATTATATCATAAGCTCACGAATTCGTGCTTTCGCACTTCACATCCCGCTTCGCGTGATTATTCGTTCGCTAATGAGCCCAGAAAACCAAATGTCTGCTTCGCAGCCGCTTGGTTTTCTCTGAGGCTCATTATATCATACTTTGTAACTCCATGTTGAAAATATGCTCATCATCTATTATTGTTTTAATTGCATACAAAATTTTTACAAAAATAGCAAAAAACTTGTTGACAAAGCGATGTACCCATTGTATACTTAACAAGTCAGTTGCGAGAGCAACGAAATGGAATCTTAGCTCAGCTGGGAGAGCATCTGCCTTACAAGCAGAGGGTCATAGGTTCGAGCCCTATAGGTTCCATTCCAACTTCGGTTGGTCATATGGCGAGATAGCTCAGTTGGCTAGAGCATGCGGTTCATACCCGCAGTGTCGAGGGTTCGAATCCCCCTCTCGCTATGCTTAAACCCTTGATTTTTCAAGGGTTTTTTATTTTTGTGTTGCATTTCGTGTTGCATTAAGTTATTTCCTATAATTTATTTCTCTGTAAATAGCCATTAATATAAAAAGGACGAAGAACACCCCTTCTTGCTCTTCGTCCTTTTCCCCATGACAAGGATTCTATGGTTTAATTTCAGAGTACCATACCTTCTGCCGCCCCGTCAATTATAGAATGCTGCCTGCAGGCTGTTATATCCTGCCTTACCATCTGCTGTGAGATTAAGCTTTTTCTGCAGCTTAATTGTCTCCGTTCTGGCAGTCTTTCCATACCGGCCATCGGTGTCCTGATTACCACCAAGGATCTCGTTACAACGTGTCTGCCACCATCTGGCTACCTCACCGGTAGATCCCACCTTATATGTAAGCCCTACGCGCTTGGCCTGCAAACAGATCTGCTTTCGGACATACTGTGTGTTCTTGCCGTCCTTGCCATCCTCTGTGAGCTTACGACCGTATGCATCCCGGTATCCGTCTGCATTGGCCGCCACCTGGAAGTTTTTGATATTGATATTACAGGTCTCTTCCCTCTGTGCCGGAACAGATACCATTTCAAAGTCTGTGTAAAAAATATTGATGTCACACTTGCCACTGATCCCGGGAACAGATCCGGAAGAAGTATACTGCCAAATATCTGCAAGATTCAGCTCTGCTTCCGTCAGGCTAGTGCCGTATCTCGCATACCAGACATATACTTTTCCCAGCGCTGCAACAATCTTATCCATGTCAAAGTAATTTTTGAGATAATCCCTGTTGGTGTAAATCACCGGAACATGTCCTCTTTCTTTTACTTTGGACAGGAAAGCAATCGCCATGTTTGTGGCCAAATCTTTTGTGATATTCACGCCCTTCGTTCTGGCATATCTCACGGTATCATATTCGAGATCATATGCAACCGGACATTTCTTCCAATACTTCTCTACCTGGTCACAGCAATAGTCCGCTTCATTTTTTGCCATGAGCACTGATAATGCATAGGAAAACCAATAGATGACAGCTGCTACTCTCAGATTAAAACATGCCAGCGCATTGCTCACGAATTTTTCATCCACGTTATTTTTGCCATAACCTGCGCGGATTCCGATACGCTTGTAGCCGGCATCACGTACTTTTTTGATGTTGACGGTACCGTTGTGCTTGGAAATATCCGGTCCCTTATATAATTCCTGTTTCATAATCATTTTCCCTTCTTTCCGTCAAAGTCCAATAAATTTC